CCGCCGGCTTCGGGAGCGTTGTTTCAGGAGGCGGTGCGGTGAAAGACAAAATGGGCTACGAGCACGAAGGCGGCATGGGCGATAAGAAGGGCGCCATGAAGCGCGGCGGCCGGATGGCGAAGAAGGCCGGCGGCGGCGTGATGGGTTGTGCGCCGAAGAAACGCGCCGACAAGCGGGCGCGCGGCGGGCGCATGACCCCGAGCGAGCCGTTCAGCGGCGCCGGCAAGATGACCGGCGGCGAGCGCGGCAGCGACGAAGAAAAGGACTCCGAGCGAGCCAGCGGGGGGCGGCTGTCGGCTGCGAGCCGAAACGCGCTCCCCGCTTCGGATTTTGCGCTGCCGGGCCACGGCACCGGCAAGAACGGAAAAGGCCACGGGGCCTATCCCATCGACACGCCCGGCCGCGCCCGCGCTGCACTGTCGCGCGGCGCGGCCAATGCTTCGCCGGCAGAGCAAGCCACGATCCGGCGCAAGGTTCACGAGAAATACCCCAGCATCGAGTAGAGGTGCGCCATGGCTACCCTCACTTCGAGCGGAACCTACAATTTCCAGCTTGCCAACTCCGACGTGGTGCTCGAAGCCTACGAGCGCATCCAGATCAGACCGGCCGAGATCACCGCCGAGCACATGCATTCGGCTAACCGATCCGCCAACCTCGAATTGCAAACTTGGGCCAACCGCGGCGTTACACTCTATGCCGTCGAGCAGGCTACACCGATCACGCTGATTGAGGGGCAAGCCACATACACCCTGCCCACCAACTGCATCCAGATGCTCGACACCTACTACTCGGTGTTGAACAGCGACGGCGTGACCTATACCGACCGGATCATGCTGCCGATGAGCCGGACCGAGTATGCGGAGATACCGCAGAAATCCATCCAGGCACCGCCGAACCGCTACTGGTTTGATCGCGCGCAAGCGCCGACGGTCACCACATGGCAAGTCTGTGATGGAAGTTCGCCCGGTGCGCTGATGAATTATTTCTACCTGCGCCAGTTGCAGGACGTGAACCTGCTCGGCACCGAAGCGCCGGACATGCTGAACCGGTTCCTCGAAGCGTTCATTGCCGGGATCACGGCGCGATTGGCTGAGAAGTGGCTGCCGGCCGTGTGGGCTGACAAGAAGGCGGCAGCAGCAGCGGCGTGGGCCGAAGCGTCGAAAGAAGACCGTGAGCAGGGTGGCATGACGATCCGGCCCAACTTCGCCCGCTACATGAGACGGCGCTGATGCGCGCGACCGGTAGAGCCCGCGTCAATCCCCGCGCGCCCAGCGCGTTCGGCGTGTGCGACAACTGCGGCATGTGGTACAACCGCGCCGCGCTGGTGGACGAAATGCAATACCAGGGCAATGCCGTGCGCCCGACTGGGTTCAAGGTGTGCACGCGCACTTGCATGGATGTGCCGCAGCCGCAACTTGCCAGCCCGGTCCTGCCAAGCGATCCAAAACCCGTGTTGCAGCCGCGGCCCGAGCTTTACACCGGAGACAATGGCTTTGGGCTGGCGTCCTCCGGCAGTGCGTCAAGCTCGGCCAACCCGGTCTCGGAGATGCCCTAATGGCGATGTATTATGCCGATTGGGTGAACGCGCTCGGCGGCTACCTGCCGGAGAACGTGGCCAACACTAATACCGAAGCGCCGTTCACGTCCGGCAGCCGCTACAATGCGGTCATTGACCGGTGCATCGAATATGCCGAGTTGCGCATGTATCGCGACCCGGACCTGGATTTCTTGGCCACGCGCGAGTTCGCTACCTCGACCTGCACGGCCGGCACGCGCTCCGTCACCCTTCCAACCGGCATGATCGTGGTGGAGGAAGCCAACCTGGTCATCCCCGCCGGTCAGGCGCCAAACAGCGCCGGCTCATCGTTTGTGCCTCTCGAAATCACATCGGTTGCGTTTCTCAACCGCGCGTGGGGTGCGGAAAACACCCAGCAGCAGCCCTCCAAGTTCGCCCGCGCCAATGACACCCAGATCATCCTCGGCGCCAATCCCGACCAGGCATACGTGATCAGCTTCTACGGCACGATGCGGCCCACGGCGCTGTCTTCGACCAACACTAGCACGTTCCTGACGCTCAACCTGCCGGACCTGTTTCTTGCCGCCAGCATGATCTGGATGTCGATGTATCAGAAAAGCCTTGGCGCGGTGCAGTCGGTCGGGCCACTCGAAGGCGTGACCTGGGAAGAGCAGTACCAGAACATGAAGAAAGGCGCCGCCGTCGAGGAAGCGCGCAAGAAGAGTCAGAGCGCGGCTTGGTCGCCGATGGCGCCGACGACTGCTGCCACGCCGCCGCGGGCCTGAGCTGTGCCCAAGCAAAAACTGAAGCTCATGCCGGGCGTGGACCTGCAAAGCACGCCCACGCTCAACCAGACGATGTGGGCGGTATCGCAACTCATCCGGTTCTACAAAGGGCTGTTGCAAAAGATCGGCGGCTGGTCGCATTTTTCCAGCACGCCGGTGATCGGCACATGCCGGGCGCTTCTCGGATGGGCTGATCTGTCCGGCATACCCTACGTCGCGACCGGCACAGAACAACGGTTGCAGGTGCTCATCGGCGGCTCGACCATCGACATCACGCCGATCCAGCAGACGACGAACCCCGCGGTGTCGTTCTCAACCACATCCACGTCGGCCACGGTTTCAATCACCGATTCCTACGCCCCAAGCGCCGGCGATTGGATCAACCTGATCACGCCGGTGTCCGTCGGCGGCATCGTGCTCAGCGGCTTCTACCAAGTGGCGGTGGGCGGAACGACATACACCATCGTCGCCGCTGCTGCCGCCACCAGCACGGTCAGCAATGGTGGAGCGGTTCCCGTTTTCGCCACCACGGCGTACTCTCCGACCGTGACGGTGACCTTGGCCAATCACGGCCTAACCGCGTCCACCAGCTCGTTCAACGTGCCGCTGTCGGTGTCCGTCGGGGGCGTGACGCTGCTGGGCACCTATGTGGTTGCTTCAGTGGTGGACAGCAGCCATTTCACCATTACGGCCAGAACCACGGCCGCATCGACGGCCTCGGCCTCTCTCAACTCCGGCAACGCGCAAATCCAGTATCTCCTGCCGAGCGGCAACGCCGTGAACGAGGCGCTGGTCGGTTATGGCATTGGCAATTACGGGGCCGGCTACTATGGCGAGCCCAATTCTTCCTCTAGCGTGTCGCTGATGCGCATTTGGTCGCTGGATCATTTTGGCCAGGATCTGGTGGCGTCGCCCAGTGGCGGGCAGATTTATTACTGGTCGCCGCTGACGCCGACGGCCCCGGCAGTCGTGGTTTCAAACACGGCGCCCACTGAAAATAATTGGATATTCGTAGTTCCTGCCGTGCAAATACTCATGGCGCTCGGAACGAAAGACCAATACGGAAACTATTCGCCGCTGCTCGCCCGCTGGTGCGATGCGTCGGACTTCACCGACTGGACGCCCACGGTATCGAACCAAGCCGGAAGTTTCCAACTGAGCAGCGGTTCGAAGTTGGTGTTCGGCGCGGCCAACGGCCTGACGCTCTACCTCTGGACCGACCTGGGCGTGTGGACGGTGACGTACCAGGGGTTGCCCTACATCTTCTCGTTCCAGGAAATGGCGCGCGAATGCGGGGCGATCTCGCCCAACGCGGTCGCCATCTTCTCGCAAGGCGCGGCCTGGCTGTCGGTGCAGGGGTTCTTCCAGCTTGGCAGCAGCGGCATTGTGCCCATGGAATGCCCGGTGTGGGATTTCTACACGAACAATGTGCTGACGTTCCAAAACACCGCCATCACGTCGGCTCTCAACACTGAGTTCCACGAGATTTCGTGGTTCTTCCCGACCGCGACCGGCACCGCCTACGTCAAATGGAATTGGATTGAGAACGTCTGGGATTATGGGACGTTGACGCGCACCGCCTGGATTGATGCGTCTCCGGCCGGCGGCCCTTTGGGCGTGGATGCGAATGGGCTGATCCAACAGCACGAGGTCGGCAACGACGCGGACGGCACGCCCATCGTGGCATCGGCGACCACGGGCTATTTTGACGTGGCCGACGGCGACGATTTTGTGTTCGTGGACATGATCATTCCAGATTTCGTGGCCAGCCAGGGTGCAACGGTCGCCCTGACGGTGCTCAGCCAGGACTACCCTGATGCCCAGGTGACCCAGGATGGGGCATATCTCATGCAGCCCAACCCTTCGACAGGGAATACGCTGCCGGTGAACTTCACGACCACAAACACCAGGGGGCGCCAGGTTGCGCTTCAGATCGCTTCCAGCGACGCGGGAAGCGCGTGGCGGCTCGGCGCGCTGCGCTACCAGTTCCGACCGGACGGCAAGCTGTGAGCGGCTCGTCGGGATCGCAGGAGATCGCTGCCCAGCTTTCGCGCAACACGCTGCTGTCGGCAATCCTGGTGGCGCTGAAGGGGCTCGGCATCCAGATCGGCGCCAAATCGACCACGGCGACCGCAGGCAGTGCGTCGCTTCCCAGCGCGCCGGCCGGGTTTGTGACGCTCACGTTCAGCGATGGGAGTAGCGGCAAAGTGCCCTATTACAACACGTAATGAGCGGCACCCTGTCCCAAGGCCCAGGCGGCGGCATCATCCCGCCCGGCCAGGCTGGCGTCGGCAACCCGTTCCAGCAGCGCCAAGTCGAGCAGATGGCGCAGATGCCAACCGAGCAATTGCAGCAGATGGCTGCGCGCGGCGGCAATTCGCCCCAAGGCCAGATGGCGCAGCGGCTTTTGCAGCAGCGGCACTTCATGCCCAACGCCCAGCCACAGGCCTCGTCCGGCGGCATCACCGCGCAGCAGCCAGGCACATCCAGCCAGCCGGGCACTGGCATTGCGCAGACCCAACAGGCAACCGCCGCCGGCGTGGCGCTGCCTCCAACCACGAACGCGATGCGACGCGGCGGCGGCATTGTCCGGCGCCAGCACTTCGACATGGGTGGCATGCCCAGCAGCCAGGAAGACCCATGGTGGACGCGATCCGAAGCGCATGGCGAGTCGGGGCTGATCCACGCCTACACCCCCGGCCGCACCGACACCATCAACATGGAGCCGCTGGCGGAAAGCCACATCATTCCCGCCGACGTGATCTCCGGACTCGGCGAAGGCAACACCTTGGCGGGCGCGGCGGTCATGGACCGCATTCTCGGCAGCGCGCCGTTTGGCACCCAGATGCCCCGAGGGTCGCATGGCAGAGGGCCGCCAGCGCCGCCGCATGTCAGCAGCCGCCAATTCGAGTCGCGAGGCGGCCAGCCCGCCGGCAAGTTGGGCCAGCGCGTGCCCATCATCGCGGCCGGCGGCGAGTATAAGGTGTCGCCCGAGCAAGTGCTGCGCCTCGGGCGTGGGAGCTACAAGCGTGGGCATGACCTGCTTGATGCGTTCATCCTGGAGGTCCGCAAGCGCACGATCAAGGATATGAAAAACCTGCCGGGGCCGAAGAAGTAATGCCAGACGGTTTCTCCGCTCCCGATGTCGTCGCCGCCACCGATGGTGGCATGATCATCAGCGCCGAGACGCTCGGCAAACTTGGCCGCGGAAGGCGCAATGATGGGCGGCGCTGGCTCAAGACGTGGATCGACAACGAGATCAACGCCAAGCCGATCAATGGACCGACCGAAAAGCCGGCGAACGTGCGCATCGGCACCATCGCGGACGAGCCCGGCCTGCACCGCCTCATGATGCTCGACGTGGAGGAGAATGCCCGCGCCATCGCAGAGCCGTGCCCGGACAAAGTGATGGAGCACATTCAGAAGGGTACCAGGCGGCAGGGCGCCATCATCGCCATGATCGACGGGCCGAAAGGCGAACCGGTGGCGTGCATGAACCTTCAACCGTTCCAGTGGTGGTGGAGCAAGGCCTACTTCCTTCAGGAGGTGTGGAATTACGTGCACCCGGATCACCGGGCATCGAAGCACGCAGACAGCCTAATGAAGTTCGCGCGGTGGGCAAGCGACAACATGACGGCAGAGTATGGAAACCGCGTTTACTTGCTGCAAGGCGTGACTTCTAAAGACAATGTTCAAAAGAAGGTAGCCTTTTACTCGCGATACGGGAACTATATTGGCGCGTTCTTTATCTACCCTGACGCAGCAGGAGGCGTCCCATGAGCGGCGGCGGATCGAGCACAACCACCAGCAGCAGCACGGTCCCGCAGACCTTCCTGAATGCCTACAACAGCACGGTCAACCGCGCGTCGAGCGTGGCCAAAACGCCATACCAAGCGTACACCGGCAATTTGGTGGCTGGGTTTTCACCGGACCAGACGACGGCGCAGGGTGAGGTCGAGCAGGCACAGGGGGCGTATCAGCCGGAACTGAATGCGGCGAACTCGGCGGTGGGCGCTTCGACTGCGCCGTTATGGTCGAACACGATGCAAACTGGCGTCAGCCCTTCGTCAGGCATTGCCGGCTACACGCCTAATTTCTACGGTTCGTCGCCGCAGGTGAACGCCGGCACGATCTCGCAATACGAAAACCCGTATCAGTCGCAGGTCATCGGCGCGACCGAAGCGCAGATCAACAACACCGATGCCCAGCAAATGGCGCAGCTTGGTGGCAATGCGGCGTCCGCTGGTGCGTTTGGCGGCGACCGGATGGGCGTCGCGCAAGGCATCCTTGGCGGGCAGCAGGCCATTGCCAACAACAGCACGCTGGCCGGGCTGAACCAGTCGAACTACGCGCAGGCTTTGGCCGAGGCGAACCAGCAGCAGCAGACCGGCATCGCGGCCAACGAGGCCAGTCTGGCGTCGGGCGAGAGCGAGTTCAACAACCAGCAGCAGGCGCAACTGAGCGCGAACGAGGCCAACGCCTGGTTGAACTCGCAGGCCGGCTACGCCTATGGCAACCTCGCCCAGGAAGGCAACAACCTGGCGCTCGGCGATGCATCGGCGCTTGCTTCGTCGGGTTTGACGCAGCAGCAGCAGGCGCAGGCCGGGCTGAACACCGCCTATGAGCAGTGGCAAGCGCAGCAGGCGTTCCCGTATCAGCAGACCGGGTGGCTGGCCAACATCACCGAGGGCATCGGCTCGAACGTGGGCGGGTCAAGCACCACGACGCAGACCAACAATGCAGCGGGCGGCCGGGTGCCGCGGGCGGCGGGCGGGATCGTGGTGCCGGGCTACGACAACGGCGGCGGCATCCTTTCCGAGATACCGGACGTAGCGACCAGCTACATCCCCACGTCCGGGTCGGGCGGCTCGGGTGGCGGCGGCATAGGTCGCGGGCCGCCAGCACCGCCATCGGCGCAAGTGCAGCCCGGCATGTCGCCCAGCAGCATGATCAGCGCGGCCGGCGGCGCCACGTCGCTCTACAACAACCTCGGCGGCCCGCAGTTGATCGGGACGAACGGCATTATTTCCGGGCCGCTGTTCGGTGGATCGTCGGCGCCGTCGATCATCGGCAACGGCGGCATGGGTATCGCCAGCGACGGCGAGAGTGTGCCGCTGACCAATATGGGGTCGAGCGCGTTTGGGCCTGGCCTGGACACGCTAAGCATGCCATCGCCGGCGACAGTTGGCGCCTCCAACCCGAGCTTGTTCGGATCGCTGTTCGGGTCCGGGTCGGCTGCCGCATCGGTGCCGAGCACAGAGATTGCGTCGAGTGCGATTCCGACCGGCATAGGCTCGGGTGCGCTGGATAGCACCATACCGACACTGACGGCCGACGCGGCAAGCGGCGCCGGTGCTGGCGGTGCTGGGTTCCTTGGCTCGCTGGGCAGCGCAATCGATGCGGGTGCCAGCGCCGTAGGTGATGGACTGGCAACTGGCGCCGGAGCAATCGCTTCCGGTGTCGGCGTGGCAGCGGACGCCATTGCGTCAGGGGCATCGGCAGTGGCTTCTTGGCTGCTGCCTCTGTTTGCTTTCCTCAAAGATGGCGGGCGCGTTGGAACGGAGCCGCAGCACCATGCACACGGTGGCATTGTGGTGCCGTTTTCGCAACGCGAGGCGCGCGCGCACGGCGGGATCATCGGCAACAATGGCGAGATGCCGTATTCGATGGCGCCCCCCGTTCTGGCCACGGGCACCACAGGGATGCCGGTGATGGGCATCTTCGGCACCAGCTCGCAGCCAGGTCCGGCCAATCTTTCGCCAAGCGGCGGCGCGCTGGCAGATGGCGGCATCGTGACCCGCGCGTTCGGCGGCGGCATGGGTTCCGGCCGCGGCAACAGCGCGCCCACCACCGGCTTCGGCAATTTCGCCGCCCCGTCCTACAATGTTTCCGGCGCGCCTGGCGCCGGCAACACCAACCCGATGGGCATCCTGTCGCCGTCCGGCTACAACTCGGCCGCCAGCATGGGCGCGCATCCGTTTGGCCTGAAAACCGGCGGCATCGTGGTGCCATTCCGGCGCCATTTTGATGATGGCGGTTCGACAGACCCGCAGCCGACCGACGCGATGGTTGACCAGCTACGCGCAGATGAAACGGCCGGCGCGCAGTCGGATGCTGCGGCAGCAGCAGCGCCGGCGACCGCGGCCGCGCCGCAACCCAACGCCGCCGCTTCCTCGACACCGGGCGTCGGGGCGACGCAGACCTACCAGCCGGAGAAGCCCAACCTTTGGATACCCGCGCTGGCCGGCCTGGCGACCGCAGCGCTCGGGCGGCATCATGAGGTCGGCCACAACATCGCCGAGGGCGTGCTGGCCGGGCTGGGCACGTATTCCAAGGAGGACGAGCAGTATCAGGGGCAGCAGGAGAAGGCTGCGACGATCCAGCAGGAAGCGAAGCGGCTAGCGGATGCTGCCGAGCAGCACCGGGCGGATTTGGCTGAGACAGTGCGGAGCCACATGGCGACCGAAAGCACGGCGGGGCTGACCGCGACGAGCGAGGCGGCTTACCGTGCTTTGTCTGGGAAGGTCGATATGATGAACGCAGGCACAAACGCTAAGCGTGCGGCAAGCGAGACGGCTTTGCAGGGCATACAGGCAACCAAAGAGCAGTATGACCTAGATCAAGAAAGAAAATTTCAAGCGCTTTTGGCTGCGGCGCAGAATGGCGGCGGACAGCAGTCAAATGGCACGTCAGCGCCAAGCGGCACCGCTGCGCCAAGCGGCACCGCTGCGCCGTCGTCTTCAAATCCGAGTTTGTCCAGCCAGTCGTTGCCTCAGTCAGCGCAGCCAGGGCAAAGCGCGCAAGGGGCTCAGCCGGGTCAGCCCCGTCCAATTATGGATTTGGCTGGTATGCAGAGACTGGCACTGATGCAGCTAAATTCAGGCATCCCGAACTACGTCGCGGCAGGTAGGGCGCTGCTAGATCAAGTCAACGAGGCACTAAAAAGCGGCATTACCATGGGTTCTAATGGTTCTGCGATTGAAGTGCCAGGAAGTACGTCGGTCGCAGCAGCGCGTGCTGGCGCAATAGCCACTGCTGAATCAAAACCCAAAATTCTGGAAAACCTGAGCAATCGCGCAGCGGAACCAGTCAGGCTTGCGCCTAACGACACCGCCACAAGCGGCTTCAATTTGTTGCCGCCGGCTCTGCAAGACCAGATTGTGGGCGGCAACGGCGGAGGTCAGTATCAGCCTACTTCAACGCAAAACAGTGGTTTACCACAAACCAACGCGTCGCAGCAGCAAACTTCGTCATTCCGCCCGTCGTCCCCGCCTTCGCAGGGCATTCCGACCGTCACGCGGTCGCCGCCAGACTTACCACCATCGCAGTCTCTTGCGTCCCCATCTTTGATCAAAAACCCCGATGGTTCGGTCACCAGTTCGGTGAACAGCTTCAGCAGGGCATCTGCTGATGCGCAGGGCAAAGATGTTGGCGCGATTCCGCAGAATCTGGAAACCTTGAGCAACACACGCACGCAACTTGTAGCAATTAACAACGAGATTCAGCAGAACGCCAACTCCTCCAATTTTGTTCGACAGGGCTGGGGGGCCGCCACACGCACAACTTTGGCGAAGGCGGCAAACTCCGCAGCGGCCAGCTTTGGCGCCGGTCCGGTGTTTGATCCTACGTCCATCGGAAACAACGAGTCGTTTATCAAGAATAGCAACGTTGCCGCGTTCGCATTAGCGCGGACCATGTCGGGGGGGCGCGTCGCTCTCGGTGAAGTTCTCCAAGCAAACCAGTCTGTTCCAAATATTAACAACTCTTTTTACGGGAACAGCGTGGTTTCTAACCTCTTGTTGCAGGACAACATGCGTCAGACGGACCGGTTGCGATATCAAGCAGAGCAGGCAGACCGTGGCGTGTCGCCGACGGTTTCGGGAGACGCTTTTGATAGAGTTAATCCACCGGAGAATTATGTTGTTGCGGCGATGGCAACCGCGGCAAAGAACTACAACCCTCGCGGTGTTCAGGCTCTTATGCAAACTCCAACAGCCGCAAACATTTCCGCTTTTGATCAGAGGTATGGCCAAGGAACCGCGCAAATGATCTTGCGCGGCATGCAGTAGTCGGTGGCCGTCGCTCCGACAATCGACTTTTCTTCAACCGAAGGAAATGTCTCGAATCAACCCACGGCGCAAAGTGACAACGCGCCTTCGGTAGATTTCGCTGCACTCGAAAGAAGTGGCGAACCAAATGCCCCCCCGCTTGGAAAGAAGACTGGCCTTCTTTCCAACATAGGTGCCCGCATAAACGATCAGATTGCCAATATTGCGGGACTTCCTGTCGATCTTGCGACGGCAGGTCTTAATAGGTTTATTGAAGGAGCTAATTCGTATGCGGAACAGAATCGACCAAAAACACTGAGCAGTTTGATAGTAGGTCGCGGAAGCGATGACACCATTCCTGAGATAAAAAACCCGATTGGCGGTTCCGAAAGTATCAAGCGTGCGATGGGCTACATTGGCGCAAATCCCGACGATGTGGTCCCGGCGAATGCCGTGGAGCGTGTTGCCGGCGACATAGCTGGCGGCGTTGCCAGTTTTGCGGTCCCTGGCATCGCGGCGGAAGGCGCTCTTGCTCGATTTGGCGAAGGAATGTCGCCGGTTGTGAAATCCGTCGCGGAAGGTGTGCGCGGCGGCGCATCGCAGCCGGAAACGGGCCTTGAAACCCTCAAAAACGTGGCGCGAAACGCGCGGGCTGGGGCGGTTTATACGGCCGGCTCAGATGCCGCAGAGTCCGTGACGCCTGATGCCTATAAGCCATACGTCGGCCTTGCTGGCGGCCTCGTCGCTGGAATGGGGGAAGCATACTTCTCTCACGTCTTGGGCCACTTGATGGCGCCCAAAACAGTCGAAAATGAAGCGGCAAATCGCTTTCGGTCAGGAATAAGCGACCCGGATGCGGTGAGCGACGCGCTCAAAAACCCGCCCCAACCCTTGCCAGGCGCGCCATTATATACGACTGGCCAAGCGACCAACGATTCCGGGATTCTTCAGATGGAGAATTGGGACCGCAACCAACGCCCAGACGTGTATCGTGATAAAGCCGCCGACCAAAACAAGGCGCAGGTCAATGCATTGCAATCAGTGCAGCCGGTCGGCGATCCGTCAGCGGTTGGAAGGCAGGTGACTGACCGCCTCAACAAGATCGACAGCGCTTATGGGGCCGTAGAAGACAGCGCGCGTCAACATGCAATGGAGGTTCTGGAACGCATCGGCGGCTTGGATGCGCCTGAGACGTATGGAGCAACCGGTCGCCAAGCAATCTCTGCGGTCTATCAGCCGCAGATTGATGCACTGGATCAGTCCGCCTTCGCAGCGCAACAGGGGCGCTCCGATGCGCTGGCGCAGGCTCCTGGTCAGCAATACTCAGATATCCTGGGCGGTTCGACGGCACTCCAACAGCACGGGCAAAACCTGCGCCAGTTTATCCAAGAAGGGCGAAACGCAAGGGCGGCTGAGGAAGGTCGCCTTTGGGATATCGTGCGCCAAAATGGCGACCTTGCGCTTGATCATCGGCCAGTTTCTGATGCTGTTGATCAAGCTGTGAGCAGCATGCAACCAGCAGGCGGTGACCGGCTTACACCATCCGAGCAGCAGCTCTACGGCACGATCAAACAATGGGATGCGCCGCAGCCGCTTGATGTGATGCGAGCGATGCGGTCCAATATAGGCGATGCCGCAGACACGGCGTATCGTGCCGGTGACAGGCAGGCCGCTGCCAGGCTGAGGGCCGTTCGGTCCGGAATTGACCAGAGTATAGAGAACGGCGTTACAGATCGCGCCACGCAAGAGTCCAATAGCGTTCAACAAGGAGCACTCGACCCTGACCAAACGGTGGGAGCAAGCCTTGCTCGCGATGCTCAAAATTTCATCGCCAATCGCCAAGTCGGCCAACGACCAGCGGCCGGGGTGGCAAATCGTGGACGAAATCCTGGAACCAATCTTGCCGGTGGATCGCCTATACTTTCTGGCGCAGTCGCACCAGCGGGCGCTCCGCGAGCAGGACCAGGAAACCCTGGGATTGATCCAGCAGTGGCGGGATCACCAGCAATCTCGCCAGAAGAGTTAGCCGCTCAATACGGTCAGGCACGCGCCGCTACCCGCGAGACCCATCGAATTTTTGATGACACTCCGGCCGGAAATGTCATAGCGCGTGGTCCGTATGGGGCGCCTGAGGCGCTGCCGGCCAGTCAGGTATTTTCGCAGTTCTGGAACAGCGGAAAGCATGCGCCCGAAGACCTTGCAAATTATGCAGAAGCCACGCGCAACAGCCCGCAGGCCCGCCAAGCCATGGTAGATGCAGCAGCGTTTGACTTGCGAAAAAGCGCCGTCCGTCAGGACGGCAGCATTAATGTGGATCAACTCCGTAAGTGGACGGCAAAAAATCAAGACAAGCTCTTGGCGATGCCGGAGGTCGCGTCGTCGTTTGAGAACGCAGCGACCGCACAAGGCACTCTGGACGCGATAACCGCGCAACGGCAGGCGTTGGCCGAGCGATATCAAAAAGCCATCGGGCCTACCGACGCCACGATGATGGGGCAATATTGGAAGCCTGGCGCATCCGGCGGCGACGGCGTGAAGCAATACATGGCCGAGACTGGTGGAACCCCCAACGCCGTCGAGGCGCTCATAAATCATGCGGCATCTACATTGCGAGGTTCCTCTGATGTTCCGATCACCCCTCAGAGATATGCGTTATGGAAAAACCGCTTCGCCAACGCATTAAATGAATTGCCGGCAGAAGTGCGGTCTAGGTTTGACACTGCCGCTGACGCCCAAAAGGAAGTTCAGGACGCTGCGGCTCGTCGGGCTGAAGCAGCAGACCAGTATCAAAAGTCGGCGGCCGGCCTGCTTATGCGCGCTGATGATCCCGTGGCGGCAGTCAACCAAGCGATGAGAAGCAACGCTGGTCAACAGAATATGCGTTTTTTAGCGTCTCAGGTGCGCGGAGACGCAGAGGCCGAAGCGGGGTTGCGCAGGGCCGTTGTCGAAGTATTGATGGACCGCGCCGCGCCGCAAGGAATTGCCGGTAAGGAGGCTGGAAATTCCGGAACTGATTGGGTGAAAAACCAAACTTTTCGCAATGTATTGGATCAAAACCGGGCCGCAATAACTGAGGTCATGACTCCGAGGCAGATGCAAACTCTTGATCGAATCGCGGAAAGCCTGAAAATTACGGACCGCTCCGTATCCGGCTCTAGACCGCCAGTCGGACCTGGAACCGCAAGAGATTTGATTGCGAACCAGAAATACGGAAGCGTTGGTCAGAAGGCGACCACGCTCCTGTCCGCCGTCGCCTCGGGCAGCGTGCGTGTTGGGTCGATTGTGGCTGGTCATTATTTGGGCGGCCTTGAAGGATCGTTGATCGGGTCTGCCATCACGGGTGCCGTCGGCGCTGTTCGTGGAACATCTAAGTCATCAATATCCACCGCTCGTGAGGCAGAGGTCGTTCGTCTCATTCAAGCCGCCTTGGAAGACCCTAGCGCTGCTCAGTTGCTGCTGACAAAAGTCAGGCCAGAAAGGGCGCCGTTTGTTCTCAAAAGCCTTTTGAATCGCGTGCAGCCGGCTCCCTAAACATTGCCCAGGCGCCCCCTAGACCGCTATTGAGACACGCATGCGCCGAGCCGCCCCGGATCGCGCGTCCATCCACTCGCTGACCCGCGCGCCCCGCCGGTGAAAGCGGCCCTTAGCCCCAGGTAGAGGGCACCGCCCCCGGTTGGAGGCGCGCCTGAATGAGTGGTGAGCGGTATGCACGAAAGACAACAGCGGCGCGGCTGGCAGCTATTGAACGGCGCTTGGCCCGGCGCGATCCTGCGCATTTCAGTCTTCGTGCAGGAGGCACCGTATGTCTGACCTTGATTTCGGCGGTGGCTGGGACCGTGGCGAAAGCGCTGATGGACTGGATTGCGGCTGGCTGGAACACCCGGCAGTGACCGCCCTGATGTGCGCCGCAATGCAGGTGCCTACGCAAGTCATCTGCTTGGTCGCGTTCAGCATCGCCTTTCTTCTCACGCCCTGACCGCGCGCCGTGGCGCAACTCAATATTGACTTCGGGGCGTTCGTCGGTGATCCGTCGGCCGACTCGACGTATCTGGCGTTTCAAAAAACCCAATCCAATTTCACCCAACTGTTCATGGAGGGGCCTGGCGGCGCGGTGCCCAACACGCCGCTGCTGGGCGGCTCGGCCGGCGGCACGTTCTCGTCGGTATCCGTCGGCGCTGCGCTGACGCTGAACGCCTACGGCACGCTGACAGCCACGTTCGGCACGATCACCGGCACCGTGGCGGATGGCGGCGCGTTGGCGGCAGAGATAGCCCGCGCCGAGGCGGCTGAGGGCACGCTCACCACGTCGGTGTCCGCCGCGTCGTCTGCTGCGGGGTCAGCCTCGGCATCCGCCTCCACGGCGCTCACGCTGGCCCAGGGCGCCCTACCGCTCAGTGGCGGCACTCTGACCGGCGCAGTGGCGTTCTCGGGCTCCGGCACCCTATCGGCTGGCAGCAACCTGTACTTGCAGCCGACCAACCAACTCTGGCTGGGATCGGCCAGCGGCACCGGCGCGGTGTACTCGGCCACCATCGCCAACACCACCAGCAACCCAGGCTCCGCGGCGGTGGGCAAGGTCTGGAACAACGGCGCAGTGCTCAGCCTGGCGGGCGCGTCGGCGCCCAGCCCGAGCTTCGCCGGCACTTTTGTCGCCAGCCAGTCTTTCGCCGACGTGGTGGGCACCAGCGGCATTTTCCCGCACGCGACCTACCCCACGCCGCCATCACCGCGCAGCGGGCTGTTGCAGGGCGACCGGTGGAAGGCTCAGGGCATCTTCTCCGCGGCCGACTTCGTGGCCCCGAGCGGCAGCACGTCCATCAGCGGGACGAGCTACGACAACGACGTGTGGCCGGCGTTGCAGGCGCTCCTGCTCTACGTGCAGGGCGCCTATCTCGCGGCGACCGGCACCGGGCTGGCCAACATCATCAACCGCACGTTTTTCGACGTGCATCTGCCGGCCGGCAACTATGCGGTCAGCCAGCCGCTCATCGTGCCGCGCTTCGTGCGGCTCGGTGGGCCTGGCACGATCAAGCCGACGCCCTACGTCAATCCGCAAAGCGGGACACTGACCTCGGGCATCTTCGACGGCACGGTCAATTCCTCGACCAACTTCCTGCCGTTGGTGGTGTGCGCGTCGCAGTCGCACCTGTCCGACCTCAACCTCTATCCGAGCGGCTACACCGGAGCCTACACCTACAAGACCAGCGGGCTGGTGATCGGCAAGAATTGGCAGGCGACTGCGGTGACGGTAGGAAGCGCCGGAACGGGATACTCGGTGGGGCAGGTATATCTGCTGGCCAATCCAGATGGGCCTCCATTTAGCGCCATCTTCATCACCATCACATCGGTGAACGGGGCTGGCGGCATCACAGGTGCCACAATTCTCTACAAGGGCGCATATTCCCTGCCGCCTTCCGCCAATATGTATAATGGCGCGGCGGGCCTGCAAGAAACCCAGTGGGCGAGCCTCGGGGTATTTGACCCTCTTGTGCCACACGCTTTGCTGGTCGCTAGCCAATCGAGCAGTCCAGGGTCCGGCGGGGCATCTGGTTCCAACGCAAGTATGATCCCTACATGGGAGACAGACTTTCCGGGCGGTAATTATTATGCAACCGGAACCGTTTCTGTTCCAAGCGGCACCACCGCCGGCCGCATCACGATCCATAGCGCCGTGCAGAACAACTATGTCAATCCTACCTACGGCCCCACCTACAATGTGCAGATCAGCGGCTTGGAATGCGAGATTGAAAGCATCCGCGGGCTTGGTGGGCGGGCCGGGCTGTGGGCGGTGAACTGCCAGGACTTGCGCATCAACAAACTAAATTTCGTGGGTACCAGCACGTTCGTGTGGGCGCGCTATTTCGGCTCCATCGAGTGCCCAAACTGCGTCATAGACACGTGCGGGCAGGCGTTCGTGCTAGACCAGGGGCACGGCGCCATTTTCAAATTCCGCGCCTTCTTCGAAGAGGGCAACATCGTCAATCCCCTGCCGCCCTGCAACACGGGCTATGCCGGCAGCGCGTCGCCTGGCGCAATCTCCATCGGCTACGGCAGCACCACGACGGCGCCCGTCTTGTGCTGCCGCCTGGATGGCACGCTGAACAACATGGGCGGGCTGCCGGCGAGCACGATCTCGGCCTATGGCCTGACCGGCGTCAGCGCCACCCAGCAAACCGCGCTGGTCAGCATCGCCAGCGCCATCGACTGCTATGTCGATGTGCAGGGGAGCAACTACTCGCAATATGCGGCCAGTGGCGGCGGCCCCACGGCCTCGCCGCTGCCCGCCAGCGCGCTCTACTCGCTGGGCGTGAATGTCGATCCAGGCTGCGTGCTCAAGGGCAGCATGGACACGCTGGTGGTCATCGACGGGGTGGCGGTGACGACGGCCATTGTGACACGCACCAGCGGTGGGGCGATCCCGTGCGAGGTCGATGTGACCGACACCTACAACCAGACGCGCATCCGGTCTCGCGGCATCTGCACCATTGATCAAAGCGGAGCGCCGGTGAACGGCAGCAGCGGCACCGGCGTGAATCAGGCGGCCGTCGGGTCGCAATACATCAACAACGCGAACGGAACGATCTACCGCAACACCGGGTCTCTGGCCTCGCCGACCTGGACCACGCCCTGACCTGAAAGGCCCCGACCATGACCGCACCATCCTTTTCTCTCGGCTCCATCCCGGTTGGGTGGAATTGGTCCGTGCCATGCGCTTTCAACCCGAGCGGCGCGTATCAGGCGCTGGCAGTGGATAGCTCAGGCAACCTCAACGTCAATGTGCAGGCCGGAGGCGGCTCCGGAGGCGGCAACTCGGCCGCAGGAACGATCGGCGCTGCCGTGCCGGCCAGTGGCGACTATCTGGCCTACAGCAACGCTGGCGGCACGCTGGTGGGCGTTAGCGCGGCGACGCCGCTGCCCATTGGCGGCACAAGCCAGGGCACCATTGCGCCAGCCACAGCGCCCACCACCATGCTGACGGCGGGCGCGGTCTATCTCTCGGCCACGCAGACCTTGACCAGCGGGCAATCCATGGCGCTGCTGACCGACGTGAACGGCAAGCTCGTCGTCAACGCCGGCACGAGCAACGTCACGTGTTTGCTGAAAGGCGCGCCCGCATACGGGGCCACGGTCTACTCGGCGCTGAATGCGGCGGCATCGACGATGGCGGCAAACATCAAGGCGGCTCAGGGCGCGCTGATGTCGATCCAGCTTTCAAACTCGCTCGCAACAGGGGTTTGGGTGCGGTTTTTCAATTCGGCGTCGGCACCGACCGCGGGTTCTGGAACGCCGATCTGGCGCATGTATGTGCCGCCCACATCGACGGTGGCGGTTGCTTTCGATATCGGTCTAAATTTCTCCGGGGGAATCGGATTTACGGCGACCGGCGGGGCTGGCGATACCGACACGACCACCCTGACCACTGCGGGCGCGGTTTGCGTCAATGTCGGCTACGCCTAGGAGCGCGCACATGCCCATCATCACCGAGCCTGGCCTCGCCATTGGATCGCAACTCATCCAGCACTTCGAGGGCCAGGTCCTGCACCCATACCAGGACATCCGCGGCATCTGGACCATCGGCAACGGCAACACGACGCTGCTGGACGGCACGCCGGTCGCTGCGGACACGGCGCCGATCACGGCCGAGCAGTGCGACGAACTGCGCGAGCGGACCTTGCGCGAGAAGGTGGCGCCGGCGCTCAATGCGATGCTGACGACGGTGCTCAGTGATCACGAGCAGGGCGCGCTTCTCTCGCTGGTCTGGAACATCGGAAACACGGCTTTCCGCACATCGACGCTCCGGGCGATGATCAATCTGCATTTTCTCGTCTCCGCGGGACGGCATTTCGTCGATTGGTGCCATGCCGGCGGCAATCTGTGCGTGCCGCTGCTCAACCGCCGCAGGGCTGAGCAGGTCGTTTGGAACACCGGCGACGTGGCGGGGGCCATTGTGCCCGCGTTGCACGAGATCATGCAGACCAAGGCTGCACCGGCTTCCGCCGCACCGGCCGCGCCGGCGGCTCAGACTGCGGACGATCTAAACAGCGCCGAGCTGGCGCACATCCAGGAGGGCGTTTGAATCATCTTCGCCGCCCTAAAGGACGGGAAAGATGTTAACGCTTCGCGCGCTCCGCAAGCATGGCGTCTGCCAATCCGTAGGCATGGGCGGCGACGTCGGTATAACGTTCCCATTCACGACTTGAAGCAACGCCGATAAGCGCCTGCCCCGCAAACCAGTCGCGCAGGGACATGCCTTCCTTATCGTCATACCCAACAGGGAACGCTGGCGGGCTTGTGTCGGTCATGGCAGCAGCGCCTCCAACGCGCGAACGTGCCTCATTCGTGCGTCACGTTCATGGTTGAGGCGCCGGCCATCGCCGGCACGTCGGGGCCAGGCCACCCATCGTCCGGGAGCAAATCACCGTCGTCGGTATCCTGCGGTTCAAAGCGCTTCAAGGCCGCGTCAAACGAGGCGTTGATCCTGTCACGGAACGCCTGCGGGGCCTCGGCCGAGAGGTTAATCTGAACGTCCGCCCTGCGCATCAGTGCGTGGACATCATCAACCGTCTGCGCCTTGTCGAGTGCAGCAGACAGCCGCGCCAGCCATTGTTCGGCTTTGTCGGCAACCGGGGCCGTGGCCGACTTAGAAAGAGCCAGCGGTTTGACCTTGTAGCCCTTCTTTCGCCCCTTCTTTTCAGTGAGTGCCAGCGTGATCTCGCCATCAATGTGCGACAGATGGCTGATCCTGATGCCGCCGACTTTGAGTGCGCCGAACATCACATCGGGATCGCGATAGAGCGTCATGCCGCGGCCGACGTAGGCATTGCCATCCTTGCCCCAGCACTGCACCAGCAGGCGGCGCATGATTTTGCAGGGCTTGTACGGCTTGCCTTCATCACCTCCAAAGCTGATGGATACCGGTTGCTCGGCGCCCGCGTCTTTCGACACCGACAAGACATTTATGGTGAGCGTGCGGCCGATGAGATCGTCCGCGGTAAGCTGGTCGGATTTAGCGACCAGGGTGTCGCTGAGGTCGTTCAAAGATCAATCTCCTCTTCTACTCGGCGTTCGGTGGGCAGCAAACGAAACCCAAACCGGGATTCGGTGATGGCTCGGTAGCGCGCCAATTTTTCAGCCAAGCGTTTCTCGAAAGCGCAGGCGGCCTCGATGATGGCATCCTGCACTTTGTCGTCAGGATAGACGCGGATCGTCACCATGGGCATGCCACCCGAGTAACTGATGAAATCGCACCATTTGCGGTCGGACACCAAAAGCCCGGTCTGCACCTGGATCAAAAAATCATCGGGCATGCGATCTTCGGCGGCGCATTCGATGATCGTCTGCGCCTGGAACTTTTGGCCCCGACTTTTGCACTCGATAAAGCCATCATCGCAGACCAAACCATCAGGCGAGAAGCCCAGCGTAAAGCCCCATTCGTCGTTGGTGATAAAACCGACCTCCTCGACAGGGGCGTAGCGCTGCGCATACTTTATCCTGGCATCTACTTCGTCATCTTGCCCGCGCAGCATGGCGTCACTCACGTAACTCGGTTCGACGTACCGTGTGACGCGCTGCGCCAGCAGTTCGTAAAGATGCGCGCTCTCCTTGTCGTTGCTGGCGATTTTCAGCGTGGGCGTGATGATCAGTTTCATCTCGCTGGCAGTCAGCAGGCCGCAGCGTGCGGAAAACCATTCATCTGATCCCTGGATTAGATCGCGGTAATAGCGGATCACACCCGCCTCCCAATCTGCACAACCGAGGCGCCAACCACCCGCGGCATCGATATGCTGGCGCTCGCCTCGGCGATCTGCTGAAGCCGATACCGCGCGCGGTCGAGTTCACACTCGGCGCGCACCAGGTCGGCGATCAGCGCGTCAACCTCGTCCCGCTGCGCTGGCGATAAATGCACGCGGCCGGCTAAGGATTTGAGGCGCTTGGATAGGGGCGGCATCACGCACCACCCTTCGCCGCAGTTTCAAGGTCAGCGAGACGCCCGACCATAACCTCAAGTTTGGCGACGATATCGAGCGCACCTTTGTCGTTGCGCCAATGCTGACGCGCCTCTGAAAACGTCAGATTGCGGCAGCCGGCCACCACGCGCCATGCGCCACGAATGCGGACTGCGTAGGCTTGATGGCCGCGGTGCTCGCCGCCATAGACGGCGGTCAGGCTGGCGCAGTTATAGACCCAGACCTCCGTGGCGGCGGGCAGGTCGCCGATCGTGGTCAGGCTGGCGCAGTTATAGACCCGGACAAACGTGGCGGCGGGCAGGTCGGGCAGCGCGGTCAGGCCGGTGCAGTTCACGACCCAGACCTTCGTGGCCCTGGGCAGCTCGGGCATCGTGGTCAGGCTGGCGCAGTTGGAGACCCAGACCTTCGTGGCGGCGGGCAGGTCGGGCAGCGCGGTCAGGCTGGCGCAGTTCTCGACCCAGACATCCGTGGCGGCGGGCAGGTCGCCGATCGTGGTCAGGCTGGCGCAGTTCTCGACCCAGACCTCCGTGGCGGCGGGCAGGTCGCCGATCGTGGTCAGGCTGGCGCAGTTGGAGACCACGACCTCCGTGGCCCTGGGCAGGTCGGGCATCGTGGTCAGGCTGGCGCAGTTCTCGACCCAGACATCCGTCGCGGCGGGCAGGTTTTCCAGCAGCCACGTCAACGAGC